TCAACAGAAGAGCAAAGAATAATAGCACTTGCAAAATTACAAAAAGAAGGATATGACCCAGCGATAGGGAGTCTAAAAGAATTTAGAGCAGCATTAGACCAAAAACAAAAAGCTGATATATTAGAACAACAATATTCTGGTGATATTGAAGAATCATTAAAAAAGAGAACTAAAGCAGAAGAAAAATTAATTGAAGCAAAGGAGAAATTAGCTGGAATTAGTGAAAGAGACAGAGAAAATATAATAAAAACTCAAGCAGTTATTAAAAAACAACAAACTATAATTGATGTAGAAACTGAAGCAATATCTTTATTAAAAACAAACTTAAAAGGATTTATAGATGATATAAGAAATGACCCTAGTGTTGTTGGCAATCCATTTTTGGCTACTTTATTTGGATTGAAGCCTGAGAAAGGTAAGGGTGATGAAGAAAGTGAAGTTGCTAAAATAGTAAAAAGACTAAATGAGGAAGTGCAAAAAATGTCTGCTGAAAATGCAAGAGAATTATTAGATATAGAAAAACAGTTAGCTTTAGATGAAATAAATTTAGCAGAAGGTTCAAGAAAAGAAAAGAATGAAGCTATAAGATTAATTAATGAAAAATTTGCATTAGAGTTAAAAGAGTTTAGAGAAGAAGAATTAGATGAATTTAAAGATTTTGTTGAAAAAGCAGTACAAGACTCTATTAAACGTATTAATGACTTATATAAAGAATTTCAAAATAAAAATAAACAATTAGCAAAAGATACTGCTGAAGTAGAAAAAGCTGAACAAGACAAGATGAGGGAGCTATTAAGACAAACAAGAATAGATGCTCAATTAACAAATCAAGCCTTTACATCTACTTTAAACGTCTTGTCTTCTTTAAATGATATTAGACAAGAGTTTCATCAAGCTGAAATTGACAGGTTAAATAGAGAAAAAGAAGTTGTTCTTCATAATGATTCTTTAACACAAGCTGAAAAAGAAAAAAGATTAAAAGCTATTGAAGCTAAAGAAATGGCAGCTCAAAAAAGAAAAATAAAGTCAGAGAGAGATATGTTTACTTTAGAACAAACTTTAGCAATAGCTCAAAATATAATGAAAGCAAAGTTTTTTGTAATGGAGCAGGTAAGAAATGCACAGCTTATAGCTATGCAGGGTAAACAAGCTATGTCTTCTATTATGTTAACTGCAGCAGAAGAACTAAGTGAAGGCACAATGTCAATAGGTACTTTTATGAAAGTATTGGGTCCAGCTGGTATTATTGCTTATGGAGCTTCTCTTGGAGTTGCTATAGCTTCAATTATTAAAGCAAGAAAAGCAGCACAAAATCAAATAAGAAACATAGTCCCTGAAGCAGGGGGAGGTGGGGGAGGTTCTGCACCAGCAGTACAAGCTCCTGCATTTAATGTAGTCGGTGCAACAGAGACAAGCCAATTAGCTCAGGCGATGGGTGGTCAAGAAGAGAAACCTATAAAAGCATTTGTTGTAGCTTCTGATGTATCTACAGCACAAGAGCTTGAACGAAGTGCAATAGAGGGTTCTTCAATAGGATAATCATTAAACATAGTATATCATTTATTAAACATAGTAGGATAATAAAACAAAACAAAACAAACAAGGTTATTTAGATATGGAAAAAATTATAGAACTTATTATAGACGAAGAAAATGAGGTAAGTGGTATTGAAGCAATATCGCTTGTAGAAAATCCAGCAATAGAAGAAGAGTTTATAGCTCTTAAAGAACACAAGGAAGTTAAACTTGCTGAGGTTGATTCTGAAAAGAGAATATTAATGGGAGCTGCCCTTATCCCAAACAAAAAAATATATAGGGAGGGAGGAGAATCTGACGACTACTTTATTTACTTCTCTGAAGATACAGTAAGAAAAGCATCTGAACTATTTTTCATAAACGGTAATCAAAACAATTCTACATTTGAACATTCAGTTGTATTAGATGGAATGTCTGTAGTAGAATCTTGGCTTATAGAAAACCCTAAAAAAGATAAAGCTGCCAACTACGGCTTTGACCTTCCAAAAGGAACTTGGATGGTTTCTATGAAAGTCCTTAATGATGATGTTTGGAAATCTGTTAAGGCAGGAGAGGTAAAAGGATTTTCAATAGAGGGTTACTTTGCTGACAAAATGGAAAGACCAAAAGAAAGTATTAAAGAAGACGCATCTCTTAGTTGGGATAAATGTGACAGTTGTGATAATGAAGACGGATGTGATAAGTGTAAAAAAGAACTTGCTGCACAAAAGAAACTAGAGGAACTTATAGAAAAACTTGACAGCTAAAATGGGAAGTAGAAAAAATGCTACCGTAAGCAGAACAAGTCCTAAAAACGCAAGAAGAGCTTGTTTGTGTCCTGATGGAAGGACTTATTCTCGCAAATGCTGTGACGGAACACTTCAGGCTCAGGGGTATTAGCCATTTCAAAAATACAACAGAATAAATTTTATCGGTCATAAATAGAAAGTAATTATAACGTTATGAAAGCAAGTGAAATTGTAAACAAATTAAAAGACGTTCTTTTGTCTTCAACTGAAAAGGAAGAGGAAACTACTCCAGAGGTTGAATTAAAAGAAGAAGCTCCTAAAGCTAAAAAAGCTAACAAAGAGGAGGAAAAGACTGAAACTCCTGAAGCAGAAGTTAGGCAAATAAACTATTCTGCTGATGAAGAACCAACTGAAGAAAAGTTGGCAGAAGAAACTGACGAAGATGTTGACGTTGATGTTGATATTGACGAAAAGGAAAAAACTACTGAGTATGCAACCAAAGAAGAACTTTCTGAGGTTAGAGCTATGGTGGAAGCTATTATGGCTAAAATGGAATCTAAAGAGTACGCAAAAGCTGAAGTTCCACAAGAACTTTCTGCTGAAGAAGCTCCAACAGAGCCTTTAGCTCATTCACCAGAAAACGAGGTAAGTGAAAATTTAGGTGCGAGAATATCACCTAATCAAAGGGCAAACACGACTTACAGCAGAGTGTTAAATGCAATAAGTAAATAATTAATTAATCAAATAAAAAAGAAGAAATGGCAACAACAACTTCAATAACAACAACTTATGCTGGTGAGTTCGCTGGGAAATATATCTCGGCTGCACTTTTATCAGGTAAGACATTGGCTGATGGTAACATTACAATCAAGCCAAATATCAAATACAAAGAGGTAGTAAAAAAAGTAGCAACAGATGGTATCGTAAAAGATGCAACTTGTGATTTTGCAGACACCTCAACGATAACTTTAACTGAGAGAATCATACAACCAGAGGAATTTCAGGTAAACTTAGAGCTTTGTAAAAAAGACTTTATTTCTGATTGGGAAGCAGTATCAATGGGATATTCTGCTTATTCAAACTTACCTAAAAACTTCTCTGACTTTTTAATTGCTCACGTAGCAGATAAAGTAGCACAAAAGATAGAGCAAAACATTTGGGATGGAACTAACGCAACAGCAGGAGAGTTTGATGGCTTTAATGTTTTAGTAGCAGCAGATTCAGATGTAGTAGATGTTAGTGGAACTCCAATAACAGCAGCGAATGTAGTTACAGAGCTTGGTAAAGTAGTAGATGCTATTCCAGCATCAGTTTATGGGTCGGAAGACTTAACTATCTACGCACCAGCGAATGTATATAGAGCTTACATTAGAGCTTTAGGTGGATTTGGTGCATCTGGTTTAGGTGCTGCAGGTACAGATTCTAAAGGTACTCAGTGGTATTCAGAAGGACAAGGCTTACAATTCGATGGTGTTAAGATTGTTTTAGCACAAGGATTAGCTAACGAGCAAATTTTGTGTGCTGAAAAATCTAACTTGTGGTTCGGAACAGGTCTAATGTCAGACACAAACGAAGTAAAAGTTATTGATATGGCTGACCTAGATGGTTCTCAAAACGTAAGAATCGTTATGAGATTCACTGCTGGTATTCAATATGGTATCGGTAGCGAAATCGTTTGGTACGCATAATAAGTAATTGTATAACATAAAAAAGGTGGGCGAGATTTTCTCATCTGCCTTTTTTTATAAAAAAATAAAAAGATATGGCTTGTGATTTAACAAAAGGTAGAAAAGAACCTTGCAAAGATGTCGTTGGTGGAATAAAAAATGTTTATTTTACTGACTTCGGAGACTTTGGAACAGTAACAACAGCAGATGACCAAATTACTAATATGACAGGCACTTTTACTGCTTGGGAATATAACGTAAAGGGAAACTCATCTATGGAACAAACAGTGAACTCTTCAAGAGAAAACGGAACGACTTTTTATGAGCAAACATTAAATTTAACACTTAAAAAGTTATCTAAAGAAGATAACAAAGAGTTAAAACTGTTGGCTTATGGAAGACCCCACATTGCTGTTGAAGACTATAACGGAAACGTTATGGTTATGGGATTAGAAAACGGTTGTGATGTATCAGGGGGTACAGTAGTAACTGGTGCAGCTATGGGAGATTTAAGTGGATATACACTTACTTTCTCAGCTCAAGAAACGGCACCAGCTAACTTTGTAGGTTCGCCTTCAGCATCTGACCCATACGCAGGTATGTCAAGTGCAACTGTAACAGTAACAGAGGGTACTAATTCTTAAACATAGTAATCTCTTAAACAGAGTAGGTTCTTAAACACAAAAGGGGGGTCAGTTGATTCCCCTTTTTTTTAGAACAATATTAGACTTAGTTGGTTATAATAATATGACAACGTTATTGCCAAACACAAATGCTCAAACAATAAGCATAATACCTAGAAGCTATGTTGTTGCGAGTGACCTAACTCTTGCAATAAAACAAGACGGCACAAGGAAGAATGAAACCCTTACCTCATTAACTTCTGCTTTATCCTCTAACGGTAATTTTTTAGATATATCGTGTACTTTTAGTATTTTAGCAGAAGATGGTAACTATTCATTTGAAATCAAACAAGGCACAACATTGTTATACAGGGGGAAAGCATATGCTACATCTCAGGTTGATTATACAGAGTCTCATACTTTAAACAGTGGTAAATATGACCAATATGTTGGAGGCGATACAGATGAGCAAAAATACATAATTATATGAAAAACTTAAAAATAATAAACTTAGCTGGTTATGAAATACCTAAAGTAATTGAAAGTAAAAGATATGCTTGGGTTGAATATGGCGAACACAACGATTACTTTGAAGACTTAATAGAAAGATATTTAGGAAGTGCTACAAATTCAAGGTGTATCAACGGAATTGTAGATATGATTTACGGTAGAGGATTAAACGCAACAGACTCTGGTTTTAATGCAGCAATGTTTGGCAGGATGGAGGTTCTTCTTAGACCAGATGATGTAAGAAAAATAGCAAACGACCTAAAACTTTTAGGACAAGCTGCAATTCAAGTAGCTTACAGAAAAGGGAAAAAGGAGATTACAGGAATATATCACTATCCAACAGAAACCTTAAGAGCTGAAAAAGCTAAAAATGGGAAAGTAAGAGCATATTACTATCACCCAAACTGGTCAAAGATAAAGCCAGGAGATAAACCTAAAAGAATACCTGCTTTCGGTTTTGGTTCAAAGACAGAGCTTGTAGAAATATATTGTGTAAAACCATATAGACCTGGATTTTACTATTATTCTCCAGTCGATTATCAAGGGTGTTTACAATACTGTTCTTTAGAGGAAGAAGTATCAAACTATCATTTAAGTAATATTAAAAATGGACTACAACCATCAATGTTATTGAATTTTAATAATGGTGTTCCTGGTGATGAAGCACAAGAGATGATTGAACAAAAGATATATAGTAAGTTCAGTGGGTCATCAAACGCAGGACGCTTTATTCTTGCTTTTAATGAAGACGCAGAAACGGCAGCAACTGTAGAACCAATAAACCTCCCTGACGCACACGCACAATATGAGTTTTTAGCTAAGGAGTCAAGAGAAAAGATAATGATAGGTCACGGTGTTGTATCTCCAATACTTCTTGGTATAAAAGACAATACAGGGTTTGGAAATAACGCAGAAGAATTAAGAACTGCGTCAATTCTTATGGACAATATTGTTATAAGACCATTTCAAACATTACTGATAGATTCATTTAAAACGCTTCTTGCTTTTAATGATATATACTTAGACTTATATTTTGTTACTCTACAACCGATAGAGTTTACAGAGCTTGAAAATATTGCAACAAAGATTAAAAGAGAGGAAGAAACAGGAGAAAAGTTGTCTAGTGAAGAGAAAAATGACTTCTCTGATGAAGAAGGAGATGACATTTTAAGTCAATTAGAGTTGCTTGGGGAAAAAATAGATGAGAATGAGTGGGAGCTTATACATCAAGAAGACGTTGAGGACAGTGAAAAGGAGTTTGACGTAACCTCCTTATCTCAGCCAACACAAGAAGACGCAAAGCCAAACGAAAAATCATCTCAAGATACTGCCATTTTCAAGGTAAGGTATTCATATAGTCCTATAAGAAACTCCTCTGATAGCAGAGTCTTTTGTAGAAAAATGGAAGCTATTACTCAAAATCAAATTGTATTTAGAAAAGAAGATATTGATATGATGTCCTTTAGAGGTATTAATAATGAGTTGGGACACAAAGGTCAGAACTATAGTTTGCTAAAGTTCAAGGGTGGAGTTAATTGTCACCACAAATGGAAGTTAAATGTTTATAAGAAAAGAGTGGGAATTGGAAGTAAAATGGAAAAGGGAGATGCTATCCAAGAGGGTTTTAAAGAACCTGTCAACCCACCTGAAGTTGCAATAAAACCTAAAGATATGCCCAATAGAGGTCATTATCCAAACTATAAAAAATGAAAGCATTATTTATAACATTAAAAGAAATAAAGAGAAAGTCTATAATTGATGGAAATTTAGACTCGGATAAGCTGATTCAGTTTATTGAGGTTGCACAAGATACATATATACAAACTCAGCTAGGGACTAAACTTTATGACCAATTACAATATGAGGTTATTAATGATAGTGTAACAAGTGTTAATCAGACACTAATAGATGATTATATAAAACCAATGCTAATCTGGTATAGCCAAGCTACGTATTTACCTTATGCTGCATTTCAGATAAGTAATGGAGGTGTGTATAAACATAGAGCTGAAAACTCAGATACGGCAACACAAGAAGAGATAGATTCTTTGGTTGACCAAGCTAAAATAACAGCAGAGTTTTACACTCAAAGATTTATAGATTTTATGGACCAAAATAGTTCAGACTATCCTTTATACACAGCCAGTCAAGATGGAGGAATGAACCCAGAAAGAGACCAAAACTTTACAGGATGGGTATTATAAATAAACAGAGAAGGGTTTATAAACCTAAGAAAGAGAACGAAATAAAATTAATGAGTTATATAAAAAAGATAAAAGATGTCGTGGGGTTCAATATACGAGGTAAGTGAATTTGGAGAAGTAAACGCAGCTAATGGATGGGGTTCAATTTATCCTTTTGATGCAGATGGTTCTTGGTTAAGGGTTGACACAACAAAAGAAAGAGTAGATGATACATATATAACGGCAGACCAAACATATTATTAAAAACAAAAAAAAATAGATTATGGCAAAAACAGCAATAGACGTAGGAAGTTCAGCAAATGATGGAACAGGAGACCCATTAAGAACTGCTATGCAATCAACAAACTCAAATTTTAATGAGTTATATACATTACTTGGTAATGGAACTACACTATCCATTAGTGGAGATGTAACAATGTCAGCAGGAGCAGTAACAATAGCTAATGATGCTGTTGAAAATGCAATGATGGCAGACGATTCTGTTGGTGCAGCAGAGATAGTAGATAATTCTGTGGGTGCTGATGAGTTAGATGTATCAGGAGACGGAAGTGTAGGACAAGCATTATTATCAGATGGTGATGGAACTTTCTCTTGGGGTTCAGCAGGTAATACATATACAGCAGGTGATGGAATTACTTTAAATACTTTAGAATTTGATTTAGATGCTGCTTTAACAACAGTTACTTCTATTTACAACACATCATTAAAAATTGGTAGAGATGCAAGTGGAGATTGGATTGATTTTGGAACTGATGACCAAATTAGTTTTCACGTAGGTAATGCAGAGGAAATGAGATTAGAGGCAGATGGAGATTTACACACAGAGGGAGATGTAATTGCTTATTCTACAACAGTTCCATCAGATGAGAAATTAAAGGACAATGTTCAAACTATTGATAATGCTATTGACAAATTAAAGCAAATCAAAGGTGTAACATTTGAATATAAAAAGAATGGTAAAACTTCTGCAGGTATTATAGCACAAGATTTAGAAAAAGTATTACCAGAGGTTGTAAAAGACAAAACAAGTTTAGATGGTTCTCAAACATATAAGACAGTAGATTACAATGGTGTAATTGCTATGTTGGTTGAATCAGTAAAAGAATTATCTGACAGGTTAGATAAATGTCAGTGTGATGTTGAAAATTGTAAAAAACAGTAATTATGGCTTTAACAGGAAATATAACTTGGACTTTTGTTGAACAAAGTGAAACAGAAACTGAAGAATCTTTAGTAACATATCCAGATGGCACACAAGAAACTGTGGTAAACCCTAAACAAGAAACAAGAACCGAAGATTTTGAAAATGTTTATTTATATATAAAATCTATTCAAGTTCATACATTAACAATAAATGGCGAAAAAATAGAACATTTACATTATCATTATGCAGGTTATGAAAGCAAAGAAGTTAGAGATGAAAATAATGAAAACTTTTTATTTTTTAATAGTCAACAGTTATTAAATTACGACCACGACACAAATATTTGGTCGCAATGTTATGACTCTTTAAAATTACAAGAAGAATTAAGCGAATTAGAGAATTGTTAAAATAATTAAATTATGCCAGTACCAGGTTCAGGAGAATTAAAATTAAGGGCAGACATTAACCAAGAGATAAATGGTAATGATACTGATACAAATGTTTCTTTAGGAACATTATCAGATGATGCAGGTTTTGATGCACCTGATAAGATGAGTGATTTTTATGGATATTCAAATGTTACTTTACCTGTAATAGTAAATACTGCAATATCGACAAATAACCCAAGTGGAGATATAGGTGCAAGAGGTCTTTTAAATGATGCTGGGGGTGGTACTATTTCTGATTATGGTATTTATGTTGGAACAAGCTCAAGTATAGGAAGTGCAACTAAATATAGTAAAGGTTCAAGTTGGGGTGTATATTCTTGGAAATACCCGACACAAGGTGGCTTTAGTAATAATACATCTTATTATGTTTGGATATATGCAACTAATGAAGCAGGAGAACAGAGTTATTCTTTAGGTCAAATAACAACTCCACCAGCTTATGTACCTGTTACACACGGAAGTCTATTTACATCAGGAGACTGGGCAGGTCCAAACTATTGTCCTAATAACAACTTTATTGGTGGTCTTGGGGTTTCTTATTTAAACTCAACTACAAGTATGGTTATTGAATTTTATGGGGATAGTAATTTTACTAATTGTAGTTCCAGTTATCCTAATTGTATAACCACATATAGCACAAATACAAGTAGTTCTTGGCAAAGCACAGGAAATCAAATGTTTAGAACTTGTTGTACTGATAATTCAACTTGTGGTAATAGTAGGACTGGTTATGCTAAATATACAGCATCTGGTTACACCGATGTAACATACAGTCATACAAGGGCTTGTCCTTCTTGTTAAAAAATAAAGCTATGAGCAAGATATTTCAAATAGTAAAAGGTTGGGGAAATGTTATTAAGCAAGAAATTGGGGTTCTCGAAGAAGATATTGAAAAAATGTCAATAGAAAGATTAGAAGTGTGTAACAAATGTTTATTAAGAAGTGGTGTTATGTGTTCTACTACAAAAAGTGGTAAAAATTTAAGAACAGGGCAGATAACTACAGGTTGTGGTTGTGTTCTTATAGCAAAAACAAAAGTAAAAGAGGCAATGTGTCCTTTAAATAAATGGTAAAATTATGGCAGATTTAGATTTAGATAACATAAAAAAGAAAAAGGTAAATATA